ACCGGGCAAGAATATCCGAGATTTCTGCGGGCATCCCCTGATTGCGTATACGATACAGACGGCTAAGAACGCGAATTGCTTTGAAAACATCTGCGTGAGCACAAACGACCCTGAAACGGCGGCGATAGCGCATAAATACGGGGCCAGCGTCATACTCAGACCTGACGAAATCGCGGGGAACGACTCCATTGACTATGAATGGGTAGTTCACGCGCTCGACCATATCAGCATTTTAGATGGGAAAAGGCCCGAATTTTACTGTATTTTGCGCCCCACAAGCCCGTTTAGGCAGGTTTCGTCAATAATTTGGGGGCTTTCCCTGATATATTCTCACCCCGAAATTGACTCCGTGCGGGCCGTTGGAAGGTGCGACCACCCGCTCAAAATGTGGATTTCGCACAAGTTTATTGACGGAAGCGGACGAATTACCCCGCTTTTGCCTTATGTGGATAGGGGAACGCGCCCCTATGACCTTCCTACGCAGTCTTTCACGTTATGTAGGAAACAAACGGCTGGCTTGCAGGTGCATAGGACATCGGTAATAACGCCCGGCGATATTTCTGGAATGTATATACAGGGCATAGATCAGCAATGGCCCGAATACAAAGACATAAACGAAGATGAAGATTGGTTAGAAGCGGAGAGCCTTGTAAAATGCGGTCACGCAAAACTACCGACCATAAGTTAGCCCGCATTGTGGAATCAATGCGCGATTGGCTCCGTGGAAGCGGGTTCTACGGCATAGATATATCTGTCACCGTTGATTATGACATCCGCGTCAACACGTTTCAGAATGGGGAATTTATGTACGGAGAGATGATCGGTGATGATGAGTTCCCAGGAGATGACGAGATATGAAAGAACTTCCGTTCAAGATGATCGTTGAAACCGAGATTGAGAAGTGGCGGCGCGACACGTTCTGGGAGAAGGAACCGGAAACCATAGCGTGGATTGATGACATGGAACCGGGCGAGATATTGTTCGACGTGGGGGCGAACATCGGGATTTACACGCTTTATGCGGCATCACGTGGGGTTCGAGTGATTGCGATAGAGCCCGTCTTTGAAAACTTCTCACGGCTCGTGGAGAACATCGAACTAAACGGATTTACCGATGCGTTCCCCTTTTATGCCGGGTGCGCGGCAGATACGGGCATAGGTCGAATTATGGTGAACAATACAGAAATTGGTGCGTCTGGTTCTCAAATAACGAATGTGGGCAGAGCCATACCCGTGTATGCCCTCGATGGCTTTGGTGCGGGCAACAAGAATTATCACATCAAGATAGACACGGACGGAAACGAGATGGATATTATCGCGGGGGCATATGATTTAATCGAGCGCAAAGAACCGAAAAGCTTACTGGTCGAATTGAACAGCAACCAGGATATGCAGATAATCGGATACACCCGAGACAATAAGTACAACACCATGACCCCGCATTCCCGCGAGCGCAGGCAGAGAGAAGGCATTAACGCGGAGAACGTGGTGTTCACCCGCGTATGAAGAAAGACGAGCTTCAGTTTCTTCCACGAAAAGACCGTTTCACCGTGCCAGAGGTAGCTAATATCTTCGGAAGGAAGGCCAAGACGGTCTACAATTGGATATCGCAATGGAAGGATTTAGGTGAACATCACAAGTACGCAAAAAACCAGTACGGCGTGTTCATCTGCCGTCAGACCATCATTGACCTACTCGAAACCAAGGAAAGCACCATAATCTAATTCCGATTGTTTCCTATTGTTTCCCTTTCCGTGCCTCACGCCCATGAATCTTATCTTCTAAACTGGCCCCAATGTGGGGCTTCTCTCGTAAATCTGAGGCGGCGCAAAATCATCTGTCCATTTCTGCGTTCATCAAGGCTGAGAACCATATCCAGGAGGCGAAGAACGAGCCAGCGGAGCCCGTAGAGCACCGCTCCGTCATGTCCGATTGGGATAACTGGTTTGAGAAAGCATTTACGCTCGGATGGACTACGGCGGCAGGAATAGATATCACCCCCGAGACAGCATCTAAGATTGCCGCAGTTTATGCCTGTAACAAGGTGCTCTCTGAGGCGATTGCGAGCCTGCCGCTTATCACGTACAGGCGCAGGCCAGATGGAGGTAAGGAAGTTGCGACAGACCACCCGCTTTATCCTATTCTGCACCGTCGCCCTAATAATTGGCAGACAGCGTTTGAATTTTTTGAAATGCTTGTCGGACATTCTAATTTTCGCGGAAATTATATTGCGTACATCCAGCGCACGAAGGGTGGTCAGATATATCAGCTCGTTCCGATGGACCCGACCAGGTGGGAAGTCGAGTTACTTGAGACTGATGATCGCGGGTACGATGTTGTTTATTACTATCATCCGAAGGCTGACCCGGCGAAGAAGATTAAATTCACGCGCGATGAGCTCCTGCACTTCAAGCTCTATTCGGAAGATGGCCTTTGGGGAAACTCCCCGATTCAGGCGAATCGTGAAACTCTAGGGCTTGCCTTTGCGGCGGGCGATTTCGCGTCCCGGTTCTTTGCAAACGACGCCACTCCTGGCGTTATCCTTGAGCATCCCGGTAGAATCACCGTTGATGCGGCTGTCAGGCTGAAAACATCGTGGGACGAAGCACACACGGGCTCTGCCAACTCCCATAAGACCGTTGTTCTTGAAGAGGGCATGAAAGCGAACAAGCTTGGCATGTCGCCCGAGGACAGCCAGCTACTTGAAACCCGCAACTTCCAGGTTGAGGAAATCGCCCGAATCTTCCGTGTCCCCTCCATCCTCATCGGACACCCCGACACCACCATGACCTATGCGAGTGCGGAGCAGTTGTTCCTGTCTTTCGTGGTTCACACCGTTCGTCCGTGGCTCGTGCGGATTGAGCAGGTGCTTAACACGACCCTGTTCCCCGATGACGAGTATTTCTGCGAGTTCAAGCTGGACGGGCTTCTGCGTGGCGATGTGGCAAGCCGGTATCAGGCGTACTCGCTGGCAATCCAGAATCGAATCATGAACCCGAACGAGGTTCGCGCACTAGAGAACCTGAACCCCTACGATGGCGGGGAGTCCTACGAGAACCCGAACATCACCACCGGACAGCCCGGCAAAGACGAACCCGAACCAAAGGAGCCAGACAATGGCAAAAAATAATCGTGAGTACCGCGCCTACGACATCGAGTGGCGCGAGGACGGCGAGGGCAAAATAAAAGGCCATGCCGCCGTGTTCGATATGGAGAGCGCAGCGGGCCGTTACTTTCGTGAGAAGATCGCGCCTGGTGCTTTTACTGCGTCGATCCAGGCCGACGATGTGCGCGCCCTCTGGAACCACGATCCGAACTATGTGCTTGGAAGAAATACGGCAGGTACATTGACACTCACCGAGGACGAGCGCGGGCTTGCCTACGAGATAGACCCACCTGATACTCAGTGGGCGCGCGACCTACAGGTAAGCATCAAGCGGGGCGATATCACGCAATCCTCGTTCGGCTTCGAGGTAATCAAGCAGGAGTGGGTTGAGCACAAGGACGAATTGCCGCTTCGCATCATCCGCGAAGCGAAACTTTGGGACGTATCCCCGGTTACATATCCCTTCTACGAACAGACAGACGTTGCCATGCGTTCACTCGACCAGTTCCGCGAGGAGAGCCACGGCAAGCCTGTACATCATACCATCAATCAGCGCCTTCGGGCGGCAAAGGAGAATCTAAAATGACCAAAATAGAGGAATATCGTTCGTGGGCATCCGCTTGTGTTGCTCGCATGGACGAGATTGTGAAAACGGCTGATGCCGAAAAGCGGGAGCTTTCCAGCGATGAAGAGGCAGAGTTCAATCGGCTTGACGGTTCGGTGAACGAGGCAAGGAAGTCCGTTGACAGGCTTGTAACCTTGGAAAACCTGAACCGCGACCTGAACAGGCCCGCCCCCGTCGGTTTCCCCGGCGTTATCGTGAAGCCCTCCGAAGAGGACAAGGAGTTCAAGTCCCTTGGTGAGTTCATGTATCTTCTCCGGTTCGATGCGAACAACAGGAAGATTGCCGAATACCGCGAGCAGACCATGAGCGTCGGTTCCGAGGGTGGCCTTATGGTCCCGGCCCAGTTCAAGCCCGAGATCCTCAAGGTCGATGCAATGGGCGCACTATTCAGGCCCCGTGCTCGCGTCCTGCCCGCAGGCGACCCGCCCGACGCGGAAATCACCATGCCCGTTCTCGACCAGAGCGGCAACATGTATGGTGGCATCCAGATGTACTCCTTTGCGGAAGGGGCCGCAACCACCGAGTCCAGCGCGTCCCTTAAGGACATCTCCCTGAAACCCTACGCGCAGGGCGGTCATGTGGTCATCACTGACAAACTGCTCCGCAACTGGTCTGCCGCGAGCGGGTTTATCACCGACCTTATGCGTGGCGCGATGATCTACTATGAGGATAGCCTTTTCCTCTCCGGTAATGGCGTTGCGAAACCTACCGGCTTCCTTAATCACCCGGCCACCATCGCCGTGGCGAGGGCTTCCGCGAATGCGATTTCCTTTGCGGATGTGACCAATATGTATGCACGGACCCTTATGAGGGGCGGGAACTACGCGTGGATTACCTCACAGACCACCATCCCGCAGTTGGTCAATATCAGAGACACCGCGAATAACAACCTGTGGCTGTCCTCGGCGGTGACGGGTATGCCACCTACGCTGTACGGCATCCCGGTCCTGTTCCATGACAGGGTTCCTGGCCTCGGGTCCAAGGGCGACCTGATGTTGGTAAACTTCAACTACTATCTCATCAAAGACGGTTCCGGTCCCTTTATCCGCGTGTCCGACCAGGTTTACTTCCTCAACGGCAAAACCGTGTTCCAGCTTCAGTGGAACATCGACGGCAAACCGATTATTTCCGCGCCCATTGCCCTTGAGGGTTCGACCTCTGACACCGTGAGCCCCTTCGTGGTGCTTGGTGCATAAGCAACGACCAAAGGAGAACAATCATGTCACTGAAAACGAACAAAAGGCTTGCAGAAAGCATCCTGATTGACGGCGAAATCTGCGCGGTAACTTCCGCGTCCACCCTGTACTCTAAGGCCATCAACATGGAAGGCGTTGACGAGGTTGTGTTCAACCTCACCATGCCCTCGGGTGTTGGTGCTGGTGCGGCTGTGCCTATCACCATTGTTCAGGCAGAGAGCGCAACCAAGGTGCAGAGTTCCAACGCTGGATCTCTCACCCCGGCCTGTACTACTCAGGTAGGTTCGACGGTTGCCAACTACGTGTACAAGGGCAGCAAGGCATTCATCAGCATTTCAAGCGCGGCCACCGACGCGCAGAGCGTTATTATCAACGCCCGCACGTACACCATCAGCACCGCGAATGCGGCAACCGCCCTCCAGTTTGGTTGCACCGATGGCACCACTGGTGCGGCTGGCAACCCGTCCAGCATGGCGGCGAACCTTGCGGCCTTGATTAACTCTACTGTGTCCTCCATCGGCGTTCCCGGTCTGACTGCGGCCCTTACCTCTGCGGCATCGACCACAATTCAGTTGTCCGTGAACGACACCGCTTCTACCTCCATCACCATCACCACCACTGGCGGCGGTATCACCCCCTCCTATGGTGGTGCGAACGTCAAGGTGAGCGTCAAGGCCGAAGGGCTCAACAGCACGTCGAAGTACATCTGCGCCGTGCTCGGTTCGTGTGCAACGGCGGCTTCCTACGGCTTGCAGGCGATCAGGGTTAATACGGATTGGCGGTCCCACGGGATCACGAAGATCCACAAGGCCACCTGATAATTAACCAACCATGCCGGGGGCGCGAACAGAGGCCCCCGGCTAATACAAACCAGGAGAGGACGAACAATGACGGACGAAATGAACAAGGTGGGTGAAATCCAGAGAAAGAAGAAAGTGGCTATCATCGGCACGGCAGACACGGCGCGTTTTGCGCCCTATGATGACCCCGAGTTTGAACTATGGGGAGTGAACAACGGGTACATGGTCATGAAGAAATATACCCGGATGTTTGAGATCCACAACATCGTCAAGCTGCATGATGGCACGTTCCTTCGGCGGGCGGGCAAGGAGTTTCGCGGCCAGAAGGTAAACGATTACGTCAAGGCCCTGGCTGGCCTGAATTGTCCCGTTTATATGCAGCAGCATTGGGACGAGATCCCGCAGAGCGTGGCCTATCCGCTCAACGATATAGCCCTTGCGTTCGGGTCAAAACTTGGTTGGTTCAACACGCCGTTCCCGGAAGGCATGATAAACCATTCTGTGGATGCGTATTTCACGAACAGCATCTCTTACATGATGGCGCTTGCCATTCTTGAGGGATACGAGGAAATGCATGTTTATGGCGTAGATATGGCGGTGGACACTGAGTATCACTACCAGCGCCCATCCTGTGAATTCTTCCTCGGGTGGGCAGTTGGTCGCGGCATGAAGGTCTACATTCCCCCGCAGGCCGACCTTATGAAAACCCGCTTCCTGTATGGATTTGGAGAGCAGGCGCAGGACCAGTTCAAGATGAAGATGGCAAACTCTAAAGCATCCCTTGAGAAGCGCTTGAACGATGTTCGCAATTCGAAGGCTCACATGGACGCGAAAGAGAACCAGCTTATGGGGGCGATTCTCGGAATCAATG